CAGATGGACCTCCAAATTAAGCAAATGCAGGCCCAGACTAAGGCCCAGCAGGTGCAGATCGACGCACAACTCAAGCAGGCTGAGTTGCAGCGCAAACAGCAGAAAGATCTTATCGACGCTGCTGCCAGAGAAGATGAACTGCGTCTCCGACAAGCGGAGGTCGCTGCAAGAACTGAACTCGACGCTGCCCGTCTCGGTGTGGACATTGAGAAGCACAAGACGGACGTTGAGGTACAGAAGATGGTTGAGGGGGCGAAGCTTCGGCTTACTGCTGCCCGAGGCCAACAACCGGAGATATCACCGCAACAGGAGTAATACATGGCATATGGCAACGCTCTTCAATACTTGGACTCAAAACTCCAAGAGGAGCGCACGTTGATTATTGAAGCCCTAATTCAAGGCAAATTGGATGAGGGTGAATACAAAAGGCTTTGCGGAGCGTTACAGGGTCTCGACCTCGCAAAGAACCACATTAAAGACCTTGCAAAACGCTTGGAGCGCAACGATGAGTAATATTGACGTTGAGAAGACACAGGAAGAAGCGAAGAAGGCTTCACAACTTCCGGGCCCTAAAGGGTATCGAATCCTCTGTGCGGTTCCGCACGTTGAAGAGGAATACGAAGGCGGAATTATCAAGGCTGAGGACACCAAACGAACCGAGGAACTGACTACGGTTGTCTTGTTCGTTGTCTCAATGGGCGACCTTTGCTACACCGATAAGGACCGCTTTCCGACTGGACCTTGGTGTAAGGAGGGTGACTTTGTGTTGACCCGCCCCTATGCCGGTACCCGACTGGTCATCCACGGACGTGAGTTCCGCATTATTAACGACGATACGGTTGAAGCGGTGGTTGATGATCCCCGTGGTATTCGTCGCGTTTAAGGAGTAAATCATGACTGAAGAATTTAAGTTTCCCCACGAAACCGAGGCTTCCGACAAGCCTGAACAGGTGGTCGAGGACGCCCTTGAGATTCAGATTGAGGACGATACCCCACCTGAAGACCGGGGCCGTAAGCCCCTCCCTAAAGAAGTTGTAGAGGAACTGGACAAGGACGACCTTGAGGATTATTCCGAGAAGGTCAAGAAGCGCCTTTCCCAGATGAAGAAGGTGTGGCACGACGAGCGTCGTGAGAAGGAGCGGGCCTTTCGGGAACGGGAAGAAGCCCTCCGGTTTGCCCAGTCCCGCGAGGAAGAAAATAAGCAACTACGCCAGAAAGTTACGCTCGGGCAGCGGGCGTATGTTGAAGAGGCTGCTAAATCCGCTGCTAACAGTGTCGTTTCGGCAAAGGAGCAGCTTAAGCAGGCATACGAGTCTGGGGATGCCGACAAGATTACGGAAGCCCAAGAAGCCCTTACCGACGCCAAAATGCGGGTTAAGGAAGTAGAGCGGTTTAAGCCCACTTTACAAAAACAGGAATCGGGTGTACAACAGAATCAACAGGTTAAGGCTCCTGACCAAGTGGCCGCTCCAATGCCAGATAAACGGGCAGAAGAGTGGCGAAATCGCAACACTTGGTTCGGGGCAGACGAGGAGATGACCGCCCTCGCCCTTGGCCTGCACGAAAAACTGGTTAAGTCAGGGGTTGATCCGCGTAGTGATGATTACTACAGCAAAATCGACCAGACTATGCGTAAGCGATTCCCCGAGTCTTTCGAGGACGACGCTGAGCAAACGACGGAGGCCGCTCCCAAACAGGAGAGACCCCGCGCACAAAAAGCAGCCAATGTAGTGGCTCCGGTAACGCGGGGAACCGCGCCGCGTCAGGTCCGCCTGACACCGACTCAAGTTGCCATCGCCAAGAAATTGGGTTTGAGCAATGAACAGTACGCACGTGAACTTATGAAGCTGGAGGCTAACCAAAATGGCTGAGAATCGACTCGCTCGTGAACTTGAAAACCGTGAATCCGCGCAACGCAAAATGGCGTGGACTCCTCCTCAAACCCTGCCGGAACCAAAGCAGCAAGAAGGTTGGGTATTTAGGTGGATCCGGACCAGTTTGATGGGTACATCAGACCCAACGAATACGTCCGCAAAACTCCGTGAGGGTTGGGAGCCTTGTAGGGCCGAAGACCACCCGGAGTTGATGCTACAGGCTGATCCGAACTCCCGCTTCAAGGGAAATGTCGAGATCGGCGGGCTGTTGTTGTGCAAGGCCCCTGAAGAGATGATGAACCAGCGTAACGATTTTTATCTCAAGCAGGCTCACTCTCAGATGGAAGCCGTGGACAACAACTTTATGCGCCAGAACGATGCCCGTATGCCGCTCTTCAACGAGAAGCGTACGACCACCTCGTTCGGGCGTGGCGGTAAATAAATTCATCTTTTAGGAGTATCAAATGGCTTATCCCACTGTTGATGCCCCTTACGGACTTAAGCCGGTCAATTTGGTCGGCGGCCTTCCGTTTGCGGGTGCTACTCGACAGATTCCGATTGGGAACGCGTACGGCACTGCCATCTATAACGGCGATGTCGTGCAGCTTAACTCGTCGGGAAATGTCATCATCACGACCCTTCAGAATCAGGCCACCAACTCGGTTGCCGGTGTGATCGGCGTGTTCCTTGGCTGTTCCTACACGAACCCGGCTACGAAGCAGAAGTTGTTCTCGCAGTACTATCCGGGCGCTGTGGCGGCTGACGACATCACGGCGTATGTTTCGGATGACCCGAACGCGCTGTACCGTGTTGTCAACGTGACCAGCAACGTGGCGGACAGCACGACGGGCGGTCTTCTCCCGGCGTACATCAGCCGTGCCAACTCGTTCGGCACGAACGCGGAACTCGTTCTCAACACGGGTTCTTCGACGACTGGCAACAGCCGTATGGGCGTGTTCATCAACAACGTTGCGACCTCGCTGCCGCTTCGCGTTGTGGACATCGTTACCGATTCGGTCAATACCAGCGGCAACTTTGTTGAGTTCATCGTGAAGTTCAACGCGACTTACCACGCGTATAACAACACGGCTGGCACCTAATAGGGAGTTCTAAGAAATGGCTATTTCACGTGCACAACTTCTTAAGGAGCTGCTGCCCGGCCTGAACGCCCTGTTCGGTCTGGAGTACAAGCAGTACGGTGAGGAGCACAAGGAGATCTACGAGACTGAGACCTCCGAGCGTTCCTTTGAAGAAGAGACGAAGCTGAGCGGGTTCTCCGCTGCCCCGGTTAAGCCCGAGGGTCAGGCAATTGCGTACGATAACGCGCAGGAAGCTTGGACGGCTCGTTACAACCACGAGACGATTGCTCTCGGCTTCTCCATCACGGAAGAGGCGGTAGAGGACAATCTGTACGATTCGCTCAGCAAGCGCTATACCAAGGGTCTGGCGCGGGCGATGGCGTACACGAAGCAGGTCAAGGCTGCTGCGGTGCTGAACAACGCGTTTGCTGCCGGTGTGACCGGTGGTGACGGGGTGTCGCTCTGCAATGCCAACCACCCGCTCGTCTCTGGCGGTGTTAACAGCAACCGTCTGACTGCTGCTGACCTCAACGAGACTTCGCTTGAGGCTGCGGTGATTCAGATTGCGGGTTGGACCGACGAACGCGGTCTGCTCATTGCTGCGAAGCCCCGCAAGCTCATCGTCCCCCCGGCTCTGATGTTCGTCGCCAAGCGCCTCCTTGACACGGAACTCCGTGTTTCGACCGCTGACAACGACATCAACGCCCTCAAGGCGATGGGTTCGATCCCGGAAGGCTACACGGTCAATCACTTCCTGACTGACCCGAATGGCTGGTTCCTCCGAACCGACGTTCCGAACGGTCTGAAGCACTTTGTCCGTACGCCGCTGGCGAACTCAATGGACGGGGATTTCGATACGGGGAACGTCCGTTACAAGAGCCGTGAGCGTTACAGCTTCGGCTGGTCGGACCCGCTCGGCATCTTTGGTTCGCCGGGTTCGTCCTGATAAATCAGGCATTTGCGCTGATTGGGAGGGGGGCTTCGGCCCCCCTTCTTTTTGTCTTGACCTTTTAAAACCCGTTGTATAAGCTTTACCTGTATCGTAACTTACAGGTGATTGATGGACACTTCAACGCTGCCTAAGTCCCGTGCTGAAGCCAAGGCTGCGAGTGCTAAGCACTACTTCACTGGAGAGCCGTGCAAGCACGGCCATATCGCCCCCCGCAAGACGAAGGGGGCCTGTATTGAATGCTTAAGGGTTGATTGGGAAAAAAGGAACGTTACCCGCGCTGAGTACTTTAGGCAGTACAACCAGACCGAAACAGCCAGAGAAGCGAAGCGGAAGTACTACGGGAAAAACCGCAACGCAGTGATTGCTCGGGCACAAGCAAGGACCCCTGATGTTGTCCGCCTTTACAAATACAAATACAAAAGCAAGAACCCTGACCTCTATCGCGCCCATGTCAGTTTCCGCCGTCGTCGGTTCCGGAACGCTACGCCCAAGTGGTTGACCAAGGAGCACAAGCAGGCCATACGGCAGCTGTATATCGACGCTATGACG